TAAAATCCTCCAATGCATTCGGCCTGCATTTCTATAGTAGGCTGTATTAACCGTGATGCTGCTATTACTCCACTCATACTATAATAATGCTAAGCGTCCGTAAAGTGTAACATCTACCTCAGTGCGATATTTCAAACCGAACACGCTATTCTTCTCAGCGATTTTTGGGAGTTCGCTCGCAGGATAAATTAATGTAAGGCCTGATACAGGCACAAACGTTGCCTGACCATTGCCAACTACATCACCCTCAATCAAAGTGTCTTTAGTAAATACCGGTACCGTAATTTGAAACGCTGTAGCTATATCAAACGACAGCCAGTAATCGCGGTCGATCGGTAATAAGGTATATACGCCATTAGCAAAACCTGCTGTGGCTGTGGTAATTTTTTTTACTGGCCTGTGCGCAGTAGCTTTGATTTTCTTTTGCACCCATTCTGTAGTGGGAATTACCTGGCTATTCTCATCGGCTATAGGTGTACTTGTTTTACCCTTCCCCATGAATATGGCGCTGCCATCGAATGAAAGAGAATTTGGTCCGCCACCTAAAAAGAATGTACCATCATTGTAAAAAAATGAATGGCTGTTTAGTGCTATTGCTCCATTACCACCATTAAGGAATACCTGTAAATTATTTCCACTGTAATATATTCCTCCTTGAGGTCCTCCGCCGGGCTTTTGAAAAAGTACCGGGGAACCGTTCATCATATTGATGGGTATTAAGGCCTCATTGTTTTTGGCTAAGACATCATTAAAGCCGGGGATGTAAGGTTTACTTGCTTCATTTAGTAACTGAAAGTCAGCATCTACACTCTGTAGGTTGCCTACGCCATATCTACCAGCTAAACCCACAAACAAATAAGTTTCAACTTCACCGTTTATTGTGCCTTTTAATATAGTATAGCCGTCATCCTGAGGCTGTATGCTTACAGCAGGATTGCGAGAGTTAAGCCATTGGCTTACGGTTGTCCCAATATTACCGAAGTTGACGGTTAATGTTTTAGGGTCACTTTCAATGTCTGTAATATTTACCTGCTTAGGAGTAAATCCTAATAAATCATCAGGCTTTAATTGTTTTTGACCGGAACCATATACACCTTTTCCATTATTAAGAACTTTAAATGGATAGATACTATTTAATGAAACGTTACCGCTCGAACTGATGCTATAAGCCCGTGCAATTATCCATAGACTCTCTTGGTTATTTAGGGAAATAATATTTGGAGAGGTATTAATTCTATTAACTACATCTAACGCAGATACGGTTTCCTGTAAAAAGTCAGCATAGGCAGCTATGTCAATATTATCTTGAGTCAACTCAATATTTGAGCCCCCCAGTGTTGTGCGATTGTATATGACTGAAAGCAATGCAGCTTGCAACGCTGCAGCAGATCCGTAGCTGGCACCGTTAACTGTGAAATTGGTATATGAGGTTAAATCTACAAGCACATCTTTACGTTCATAGTTATTAAAAACAATGACTTTATCGCGACGAACCGTAGATATATAATTTTTTAAATATTCGACCCCGTTTAAAGTAAATCGAGTAGTACTTATATCTTTAAAAACGTTCATTTTATCCTATTTTGGTAAACTTCATACCGGTTGATGGTGTAGGTTTGTTACAGTAAGTAAAATCAGGGTGTTTGGTGCGTGTTAAGTAGTTGCTAACGTTGCTCCAAATTTGGCTGGCCGCTTCTCGGTTAAGATTGTAGATAGTTTTTTTAGCAGCAGCTTCAACTGGCCGGCTATTATCATTAAGTTTTTCTACTACAGAGAATGGCGTATCTATTACTGATGAAAACATCATGTATCTAGCATAGGCATAGTAACAAATAACCATTTTAAGGCCATAGCATTGATAATTTTCGCTATCATGAACATATGTAACACCTTCAAGCAAATCAGTGTAGCTATCAGTGTTATTCAGCAACTTATTGTATAACCTTTCACCTAACAGGGGAGCGATATCCAGCATCTGAGCATCTAATATCTGCTCGTTAAGCTTGTCATCATGTGGCGTTTTAGATATCTGTTTATACTTCGCTATATCAGACCGGGTTATTAATAATTTCATCTTCGATTAGTTTTAGGGGTTGGATGGCTAAGCCTGAAAAATCAGCTGTTTTTGAAAGCAAATGATTTAAAGTTGCAGTTAGCAGGTTGCGCTCCTTAGTGGTATTTTCCCAGTAGGTTTTTTTCATTTCGCGGATAGCTTCACCTGAGCTACCAAACAAGGATGCATCATTAGTTTTTACCAATCCTATAGGCAGGTTGTTGAATGCAACAAGTATATTTTCACGCACGCTAGATTCAGTATAATTGAATAGCTTATCGTCCATCTTGCTTTCAATCTGCTTAATCAAAATTGCATCTTCAAGTTTTTCGCCGGCAAAGTCCATCTCAAGGCAAAGCACGCCTCCGGTATTTTGCGCACCTAAACTATCTTTAATAGCATTTTGAAAGTTTTTACGTTCGCTTTCAGCAGCAGATAATACATCACCTTCAAGCCCCTCACCTACTAATGGCCGTGTTACTACTAATGTGTTACCAAAGAAGCCTTTTCGAAGTATTCTGTTTTTGTAAATTGCAGCCTGAGCCTCACTATCACAATCGTCGGTTACAGAATCAATCCGAGATAATGGGTAAATAAGTTTAGTATCCTGATTGATAAATAATACTTGTCCTTTGTACTTTTCCCATCCCCCAGCTTTTTCTACCTGTGCATCAATGACATTTTTACGGGGATTGTAAATATCGATAGCTTGCAAATCGACTTTTTTAGGTTTAGTCCAATCCTTATGCACGATAATTTTACCTGCATACTCATTGCTGTCTCTTTTACCTACCCTACACCAGTCATAAGGCAATACGGCCATGTCGGTAATTTGATATAAAGCATTCCAGTTAACGTGTATGTATACACCACGTTGCTTTACAAGATCATCAGCTACATCGTCAGCAAAGTCAATAAGTTTTAAAGTCTTGCCTTTATTTACAATTAGCCCATCAGCATCAGTGCCGTAACCTTTACCAAGGAGATACTGAACCATAATATTAGCTGCTGATTTTGCAGTCACGCTATTATTAATAAGCCTATCCATTCTTTCTGGATAGGCATTATCAGTGTCGTTACCGTAAACATCAACAGACTTATTCCAAGGCGTTAACCTTTTGAAGATGTCTATCAGCAGGGTTCTCATGTTATTCTTGTTTATCTACAATGGAAATAGTACCTTTTTCGTCGTACTCATTTTTATCAATAAGAACAGTATCACCGGCCTCAATGCCAGCTTCAGCAAGCTCTGGATTGGTGGTAAGGTTTTCCTCAGTTATAACCGTTTCAATAACTTCAACATCATTGACCTCTAAATTGTCAATTCTATATTGTTCAAGTGCAGCCATTGCTTTATCCAATGCGCTTTCTTTTGCTTTTCGGGTTGCATGATGTGTCTTTTCCGTAAGAGCGTCAAGCTCCGCCTGCGCATCATTTACAGCTTCCTGTAGCTTCTCTTCTTCAGAAGAGTTACCTTCAGGAATCACCTCGAAGTAGCGCTCACCGTCAGGTTGTGAAAGAAGTTTCTTAGCATATTCTTTGGTGATGTTTCCATTATTTACAAGGATAGGTGAACCAAATTCTAATGGGATATTCTCATATTTTAAATGAAGAACATATCCCGATATATTTTCTTGTTTCATAAAATGCAGCTTGTACTTATTTAGATAAGTGTTTAAACATTTGTTACAGCCGGGGTTTACTGTCTCGTTGAATATCGAAGTGTATTCCTGTAGGAATAGTTGAAGATATCGAATGCCATCACCGTTCACCCCTGATGTGATGGCATCGATATTCATTGTTTTGAAATCCATTACGCCTGAGCGAACTTGTTATCAAAAGCTGTTTTACTTGCGGCATATGTACCACTTGTAGCACCACCGTCTAAGAATGTTTTAGGCATGGTTGCCTCTTCATATCCATCTGTTGATGACAACTCAAACATTATCATGTTGTCGTTTTCTTTGGAGCTGTTAGTCATAGTTGAAAGCTCTAATCCTGAAGAGTATCCTAACACTTCAAAAGCATCCTTACTA